GCGACATCAATGTTAGTATGTCGACATTCGTTAACAACGCACATCTTACACTTACCGTTGTCTAACTCCCATTCATGCCAGTTGTCTGAACCGCACCAATCACAATGACACATATCATCGCTCATTTAATCCACCCCGCTTCGTCTAGCTTGGCGAACTCATCAATATACATTAAAAGTGAATCAATCTTAATTTTCATGTGATCGCATGTCATTCTTGCTTTATGGTCTGCTAAATTGTTGTTTTTTGGAATTTTATTCCTGAATTGCATCAACTTATCGGCTATTTTCTCATATTGGGACGCGTCCATGGTTAGTCCACGGAGTTTTACTATATTAATTAGATTAATAAAAATATTATTTAGATCGCAAATCACATGACTTAGCATGATTTTCAATCATTTTATCGTCATTTTGACATGCCCGTATAGCGAGGAAGGACAGAAGTAGAATAATAAACCTCTTCCTGTTATGATAGGGTATGGCCAAAGGTAAGAATGACCTAATTTTAAGAGATAGACTGCAATTCACTTTCGATGCGAACGGTGCTGTAGCGACATTATACGGACGAGTAGACTTGAGCGACTATGTTTCAATCCCAAAATCAGAAGGATTGAAAATAAAAGAGATCAGGTTTCAACTTCGTGACCCAGCAACTGCTAACACTGGTGTATTCAGAGCATTGTTAACCAATGTGTCGACTGCTACCGGTACTCCGCCTAGCTTGAAAATGTACTCCACTACTACAGCGTACGAAACTGCTGTTGATGTTGGCGTAGGATCACCTAACGTTATCAACTGTGTTGAGATTAGACAAGAGCAAGATACTGATGCTTTCTTGTATACAGACTACATTGAATACTCAACTCCAACTTTACACCCAGAAGGATTTCCAGTAGTAACTGATATTCTAATCGGTGTTGCTGCTAGTGGTTGTGTATTACTTCAAAACGATACTGTCGAACTTGACATTATGGTTATTGCAGAGCCAGTCAAACTAACCAAAGACGATATGGAAGCAATGCTAACTCAAGCGACCGACCTGTGAGTTGGTCTAAATGGGACTTGCTAAAGATATTGTTAAGGATGTTGCCACTGGTGTTATGGTTGGCCTTATTATTGGGGATGAAGAAACGGTCTTCCCAATAGATATGATCGCTATACCAGCATTTCAAGCGCACATGCTAAGTGGTACTCCATCAATGCAGATTTACATCAAAGCCGGTGAAACCCTGGTTCCTACTGGGGGTAATGTGAAGGACATGACAGAAAACATGGATGTTAACGCTGTGAGTCAAGCACCAGCGGCTAAGAAGCGTAAGACATCTAAATGGAACCGTTATGTTAAGCGTAAAGCAAACCACATTAAATTAAAGTCTGGTAAACTAGATCTAAAGAAGATGGCTAAGGAATTTGCTAAGACTCAAGGTAAAAAAGCAGTAAAAAAAGCAATTAAAAGGAGGAAAAATTAATGGCAATACATGAGATAAGAGAATCAATTAGTATACCAAGTATGAAAGCCCCTGACGGTTTAATTTATGTTGAAAGAGTTATCAACTTACAGCGCGGAGTAGTACACACAATAAACGCAATTGATGTATACTTAGACAATCCATACTTTACTTGTGATGCTGAAGAGTTTACAATGCAAGTTGTATTGAGTTCTCAACCTATGCTTTTGACCAGTGAAACAATAAAACCGGCTTTTGTTAATGATGTACCTAATGCTGGAGTAGATACAATATTGTATAAAAATCAAATTCAAGTAGCGACCAGGGGATTACCAGCAGAAATAAAAGCAGAGTTTCCAAATAATTTTCTTGGATCTATGCCGACATTTAGTTGGTATACTCCTAGAATCTATATGTATGTCGTACTACATGCACCAAGTGGTCAAGAAGTTAGTTTGTCAAACTTTAGATGTAGCGCTTATATTGCAGTAGATAGTAAAAGAGCTAGTTACATGTCCGTTATGTTGGGTACAATCAGAGAGCGTTCAATTGCTCAAATCGCTAAAATATCATCTTTAGGGCGTGTTATACCTCAATCCCGCATAACTGGACAAACTTTCCCTATGTATCTATACGGTGGAGCGCGTACACAGTTTATGATGTCTGCAAACAGTCTAGCGGACTTTTACACACAATTGGCACCTCAAGATAGTGAAAAGATGCTAACAACCGCACAACAGCGTGACTTTATGAAAGCAGCTAGAACTATGGTTGGTTTTGATGATGCTTTCGGTGAACAATCTGCAACATTAGGCGGAGTTCCTGACTGGATCAGACTCTTTGCGTTACAAGGTGTCATCAGTGGGGCAGTCAGAGAACAGTGGCCACCACTCAAATATGATGATAATGGTAATGTGAGGATGCTACCGTGAGTTCTAAAGAATTGTTATCTAAGATTCTAAAAGAATTAAGGGAGATAAAGAAATGTCTCAAGGACTTGAAGCAATAGCACCCATAGACAAACAACAGAACGAACGCATCGTATGGTGTGAAAGGTTGCTCTATTTGATTGTAGTTTTACAATTTCCTCAAATAGCGTCACTTCTTTAAATCTTTAAACATTACTGAATCAACCCAGCCATATTGTGATATAATCGCGCGTACAATAAAATTAGGACAATCTTTCCTTATTGCTAATGCCCATGCTAAACTCTTTGTTTTTGTGTCGTTTACTGAAGGTTCTACATTTGAAATAAGTTTTAACTTTGCTTTTATTGCTCTTTCAATCCACTCGGATCTAGATGAGGACCAGGATAAATCATGATTTAACTTTTCAACCAACATACTTGGCAAATTAACCGATATAATTTCTTTTTTTTCTGACTTTGGTTTTCTTGGTCTGCCTACTTTCTTCATGATTCCAACTCCTGTAAAATGTCATCAATCCACTGTAAAATCTCATTCATTGTAATACGATTTACATTAGGATTATTGTCAATATTATTTGCAACTGCACAGCGTAATAAAAATAATTGTTGTTTTAATACAAACTTCATAGTTTCACATCCTGATAAATATCATCAGTGTTAACATCCTCATGAGTTAATTTAGATCTCTCACCGTTTTCAAGCTTGAATGTTTTTGTCCAACACAATTCACAATCAAGACAAACATAATGAACAATTATTCTAGGGTAACTGCTGTATAAAAATAATTCATGTGATGCGACATCAATGTTAGTATGTCGACATTCGTTAACAACGCACATCTTACACTTACCGTTGTCTAACTCCCATTCATGCCAGTTGTCTGAACCGCACCAATCACAATGACACATATCATCGCTCATTTAATCCACCCCGCTTCGT